GTTGTCCACTTCGGTATGCCACTGGCATCCGTTGTGAGTATAAAGTTTGAGGTGGATATACCAGCAGTAGTGCCAGCCGCACCAACCATTTTACCAGTAGTATCGAAATAGATAATTCCGTTACCAGCTGTTGAATAATCTCCACTTTGGAAATATATTCCTCTTATATCTAGGAAACCTTTTGTACCACTTATAACATTACCAGTGATAGTTGCATCAGGAATATATGTAAAAGATCTTTCAGGTGCATTACTACTCTCACCTGTGCTATCATTATAACCAAAGAATCCAGTTTTGTTATTTTCGACTCCAGTTCCAGTATTATAATTAAAAGAAATACCACGATCAGTATTTGTATCAAATCCATGCGTGATTGTTAACTGTGTGGTTGTTGTTATACCAGAGGATGTTTGTCCATTAATAAAAATTGTTCCAATACCAGTGCCACCTGGTTGTGTACTATAAGAATTAATTGTAGTGGTTCCAGCACCTGGTAAAGAATTGCTACCAGTTATAACATCACCAGTATTAATACCAACAATAGAATCTAAAGTAATTGCTGATACACCAGATCCAACTGTAGAGGTAACAGTTCTTTTACTGGATACATCACCAATATTCATTATTGGATCATTTAGAGTTGCATTAGTGGAGTTAACAGTGGTTGTTGTTCCATCAACTTGTAAACTACCCTTGATGACAACCATACCATCACTATCCAAACCATCTGGATATGGATCAATGAATAAAGTATTTCCACCGCCAGACCTTGTGCTTATAACATTTGATGAGATTCCAATATTATCAATGGTCTGTCCACCAAAAATTTCAACTCCTGTATTATAAACCCATGCTGCACCAGTTACCTGAACTTTATCTGTTCCATCTTCATCATATTCTATACTAGCATCTCCACTTGCACCAAATGTTAGTTTGGTATCATCATTGATGATAACTTGACCACTACCATTGGTTACAAAACGAATATTACCATCCACATCATTTGATGCGATTGTATTACCATCTAATGTAAGATTATCTACGTTCCATTGGTCAACTCTTGGCATATTTGCCACAGCAGCACTAACTTCTCCGAAACCTGAAGCACTTCCACCTGGATGTCCTGAATTATCTCTATTAAGAATTGGTATAAAACCATTAGCTAAAGTACCAGCATTAGCATTTGCACCATCTTTCACCGAACCTGGTGTATTCTGCATCATATCGGTGTAATACTTACCACCAATAACTATCGGATCTGGATCTGGACTTGTATTATCTCCAACAAATAATCTTCCACCTTTATTTCCTTGTGTTCCATTTGCAATTGTAACTGCAAGTTCACCGTAGTTTATAGTTGACGGAGCAGAGTTGCCAGTCGATCTTTTTACTCGTATTATGCTGGCCATTTAAAAACTTCCCCCATTAATGTTTAAATTTTGTGTTGCTCCTGGCGTTAATTCTGAAGTTGCTTCAAACTTACTCGTTGCTGCATTAAAAACTAATACCATTCCATCTGTTAGACCACCAGATATATCAACATCCGATAAACCACCTAAAGTTCCTCCACTTCCAGATATAGTGGATATAACTTTTTTAGCATTTCTTGAACCGACTCTGACTTTAATATCAGCCATGTTAATTAACCCGTAGTAACTCCAGCAGTAACAATCGCACTTCCACTAACAATTCTTGATTTTAAAGAACCATCATTTAACAATACATCGTAACTATATCTACCTGCCTTTAAAGCAGATGTAATAGAAGATCCCAAAGATATTTTCAATTGTCCTTGTGTTCTGTTTGGAAATGAAACCGTAAATGATGCCTTATCATTTAACGAAGCAGGATGTTTTTTTAGTTTTGATGTGGCCGTGTATCCAGTCAAATCTAAAGGTGAGTTTGCTGAATTTTCCAAATTAAAAATTTGGTCAAAATCAGCACCAGCATCAATTACTATGTTACTAATATATGCTGCCATTATTTAACTAATTAGAATCTATCTTGGAATATTTATAAATCATTTATTCATAATATTTAAAAGAAGAGTTTTAATCTCATTCATATCCTGTTTTAAAGAATCCAAATCACTACGCATATTGTCAAATTTCTTTTTTTCCTCGTACTTTTTTTGAGAAAGTTTCATAAATTTATCAAATTCACCTTTATTTCGATTTACAATCGCATTTGATTCTATGTCTCTGACATGAGTTTTATCAGTTTCTACCTTTAAATATTTTTTCATTATTCTATTTCAAACGATCTAAGAGCAATTGCTCTGAAGTTTTTAAGTCGAGGTGGTTTTGCCTGATTAGTTGATGTCATAACAACTTTAATCATGAATCCATTAAATTGTGAGGTATTTTCCGCAGTAAATTTATATTCACTAAAAGCATTACGTTTTGCATTTGGTTTTACTGTGGTATCTGGCAACCCATTTGTATTGAATGGAATATAACTTTGTTTAGAACCATTACCATCACCTCTAACTAATTTATAGAAAGCTCTAATATCGCCTTCTGCCTCTCGATGTCCGTCAAACTGAACCATTAACGAATTTGAAGCAAACTCCAAATTAATTAGTTTTGTTTCATATATCGCATTGTTTGGATCTGAACCTGAAACTTTTGTTCGACTATCGGTCTCAAAATTATCAACTTTATCATCAACTAAATTACTGAGCAATATTGCGTTAGCTGTATCTAAATTAATCATTGGAGATACATCCTTATTATCAGTTGAAAGTGTCAATTCAAGAGAAAGAGATTTGTTTTTATCAAGTATTTGTGCTTCATTTGTGCCAGATGCAACTATTCTTGGAGTATCAAAATAATTAGTTTTATTCAATGCAACAGTTTCATAACCCATATCTTCAAATGAAGCTTCATTTCCACTTAAACTCGTTCCTGAAGTAGTTTTAATTCTAGCAGAAATACTTGTTCCTGTAGGTGTAATTGATGTTATCTGTGGGTCTATTGCCTCAAATGGAATATTTTGAGTTACACGCACATCATTTCCACCGCCAGATTTAGTTGTATTAAATGAAATTTCAGTCGATGCTGTAGATACTTTTACATGATAACTATTAAATGTTTTTTCTCTAGGGTCTATATCATGTCTCCTATTAATTTTTCTTAGAGAAATTCCATTAAATTCATATTTGTAAACATAAGATTTTCCCTTATGATCTGATTTTCTACGATCATCAGCACCAGCATCTATAGCTCTACCAATACCTGTTAGAGTATTACCTGATACACCAGTATATCTGATTACTTCTTTGTTTATCTGAACAAAACCAGGAAAAGATGTAGACACTGTTTGGCCCTCAAAAGTATCAAATCCCGTTGCATCTGCAAGAGATATGGCACTAGTATCATCATCAATTTTTTGTGTTAATGTAGTTGGTTTAACATCTGATTTGAATCTTCTAATTCTAACTTCATTTGTGTTTGAATGCATTCCATGATTCTTATGTCTAACCTTCATTGTATATCCGTCCCTTATGGGATCAGGATTTATAGATGTTATATCAGCGTTAGCAATTACATTTTCACCTCCACCATCAGGATAGTGTCTCATATCCACATCAGATACAAAATTATTTTTAACATCATCCAAAATAATCACGTTTGTGCCACCAAGTCCAACATGAGACTTCACAACAACTCTAACTCCCGATCCAGTTGCACCAAGAGAATTTAACATCAATAAATCACCAGGTGCATAACCAGAACCACCATTTTGAATATTAATGTTTGCAGCAGTTACTGCACCATTTTGAACTGTGACATCTGCAGTTGCACCTTGACCAAATCCAGTCAAACTTGTAAATCCAATTCCACTGTATACTTGAGCAGATCCACTTGTGGGTGTAAGTCCTATGCCTGTTCCAGTAACTCTTGTTAGATTATTATTTGCTGCTCCAGTTTTTATTGGGCCTCCAACAGCAAATACTTTTCCTGTATGAATAAAATCAGTTATTGCATCAGTTTGTTCAAAGTTATCTCCTTGAGAATATACCGTTTGACTTGTTGCTCCTAAATTAACACTAACTCTTTTTGAGAATGCAGTAATTGGGTTTTTTCTCTTAATGTGGTGTGGTCTTATTTTTGAATTATAAAGTAAAACACTTGATGGGGTATTAGTTATAAATTCTGCTTTATTAAGTATGAATTTAAGATCTTCGTATTGACTAGGTGTCCATGTGCTATTATTTTGTGATTTAAATAAAGAACCCAAAGTTGGTTGTGTTGCATTTAATCCTTGAGTTATTAAATCAGTTTCACCCATTCTATTAATAAATGTCAAGTAATTAAGAGTGCCAAATGCCTTTAATACTATACAATATTCATTTCCACTTTGTAAGTAAACAGGTGTCTTAAATTTAAATTTTGATGGCACACTACCATCATCAGAAATTTTAATATCTTTTACTTTTATTTTAGTTTCACCAAATGGAACAACAGTTTTAGTTGGTATTCCATCTCTCATTGTTCTTATTTGAATAGTGACTGGAATTTTTTTATCTTTTGTTTTAAAGAATAAATCACCACCAGTTATAAAAATACCATTCTCATAATTTTTAGATTTTACCATGAATGATTGTGCTAATGGATCATCATCTGGAATTCTATCTCTTCTAACATCTACGTCTACTTCAGTTACAGTTTCAGTTCTTGTTCTGTTAAATTGTCGAGTTACATCTTCTCTTCCAACCTCAACTCTTTCTATTTGTGGTTGTTTGATTGATAGAGTTTGTGATTGTGTGTTTGTTTGATATCCACTAGAAAAGTATTCTGCTTCTGCTGAACTAGAACCAGGATCTAATATAGCTGCATTACCAGAATCAGTGGTTATTCTAATTGTATTGTTTCCAGTTGTAAATACAGGATTACTTGCAATTTTTGGATCAGGAATATGTAAAGAGAAAATTAAATCTCCTTGTTCATCACTGACTAATGCTGGAGTTCCTACAGTTGCTTCTGCAGATCCATCTGCGTTTACAAGTTGCATTCCTCTAAACACATATCCACCATTTTCAACATTATTTTCTAATGATAAATCGGCAGTATCAATGTTTAATATATCACTAGTGCTTGAATATGCTGAAGATAAAGTTGTATTTGGATATGCTAAATTTGTAATAGTTTCAATTGGATTATTGTAAGGCCCCTCTTTATGATCTGAAGTCGCAACTCTAAATTTGATTTCAGGAACTGAAGTTGTTTCATTGGACTGAGATATACTTTCAACGATATCATTAACTGCAAAAGTTCCTTTTACCATGCTAATTGGGAGAAATTTAGGAACTGCATAAGGTGTTAAGTCCGTATTTTCCATGAAAACATAAAACTGTGTATTTGGTTTTAATCTTTGAGCAAAAATTTCAATATTTCGAGATCTTACATTATAAGCAACATTCATACTTACAACTTTAGTTCCCAAATCTATAACTTGCTCACTAGCAGATAACTCCAAACCAAATTCTCTTTCGACACCACTTTCTTCAAATGTTTGTCTTATTGTGTTTCTAACATCTGTAGTAGTAGTTGTAGTTATTTCCCGTGCTCTTGTAGTTCTTCTTCGCTGTACATCAACGTCTCTACTTAAAACTTCTCTTCCAATAATATCCTCATCAACTAAAGTAGCACTATCTCTACCGTTCCAAGTAGTTTCATGAGAGTTCCAGAAACTTGATGCCATTCCACCATTCTCGTCATCAACTCCTAATAAATCTGCTATACCATCAAAAACACTATCAACTTGAATATTTTGTGATGGCAATACTGTCTCTTCAATCCAAAAATCTGAACTTGGTGTCAATTCAAGTGTCCCAATAAAATTAGTAACAAGAAATGGATTTAAATTTTCAACTCTAGTAGCATTTTGTTGATCTATAAATGGAACTTCTGTATAACTTAAAGTTAAAGCAGACCCTCCTCTTGTAATGTTAGAATCAGCAAAATCATCAGTATATCTATAATCAGTGGTTACTGGATTTTCAGTTGAACTTTTTGTTTCAAAAACTAATGAAATATTTCTTTCTGTAGATCTTGGTCTACACTCTCCTTTTATTATATCAATATCAAAATTAGAATCACCTCTTAAATTATGCGTTTTGTGACTTTGAAAATTATCCACATAAAAACCAGACTTAAATTTATCTAAGCCAGTGTTAGGATCTTTAACTGATAAGTTTTTAGTATCACTTTCAAGTAAAGATAAAGTAGTATACTCTTCTAAAGTTTTAATTCTATTTTCAAGACTACCTATATCTCTCATTGTATATCTTTTATGAGGAACAGTCTTAGTAATTATTTCAGAGGCGGTGCGAACATATGGAGGATATGAGATTGTCGCAACTTGGAAAGCTCCCTCATCATGAAGTGGTGCTTTAGGAGTTCTTGATGGTTTACCCTCTTTTATAGTAAATTTTCCCTCTTTTGATAAGTACAATCTATCAATTCTTCCTAAGTAATAGGAATAATCAACAACAACAGTTTTGTTTGTAACCACTGTTTCAGATCCTGATGTTGAAAAACTTCTAGATGCGTACGAAAATGGAGATTTAGTGCTTGATGTATTATATGGAGAAACTCTGGGTCTAAAATCGATATAATCAGAAGCATAAGAATCAAAAACAAATGGTAAATCATTTGAATAATCAATATTATTATAACTATTCACTGTTTCCATATTACCAGAGGATTCATCATTACTGAAACGATCAAAAATAATTCTTAACTTACGAGTTGGTTTTTCTACATCAGATTTTCTAACTATTCTTGCATAATCTACAAAATCATCTCTATGTCCATTATCTAAAGTAAAATCATCAATTATATTTTCATCACCAATAGTTATGTTGTTCACTTTGGCTGTAATCCCAGAGGTCATCAGAGAAATATTTTCTTCTAATTGGAATGTATTATCGTTTTCATAAACAAAAGACAACTGAGACGCTGCTACGGTCACTACACGAGCAACCGAACCTGATTCTGCACCAACAAATTGTTCACCAACTAATACATTGTTTGTAAATGTATCACTTTGCTCATTAACACTTATTGTTGGCAATTCTGGATCATTTGTATCATTTGACTCAAAAATTGCCAAAACACGATTTGCTTCTGGAAAGTTTAATGATATCTCTTCATCCTGAACTCTTGTTCCATAAACTCCATTAAATGTCAATCCATCATTTAAAGATGTTGAGGATATACCAGAACCTGATAATTCAGATCTATTAACTATTAAGTCCTGACATCTTACTAAAGATTTTGCTTTAGAAACTAATTTACTTCTTCTTACTGCAACTGTTAATTCAGCATCTCCGTTTGGAATTCCAGAAATTGTAACAGATTTAAGAGTATCGTCAACAGATACCTGTGATTCAAAAAGGGGTATAGGTACATTGTCAACCTCTAAATAATAATTTTCTGAACTAAACAACTCAAAAAATAATTCACTGGTATCTCCACCAAGTCCGCTAATTTGAAATGTGGCAGCATTTCCTGCAGCTGTGGTTCCAAATTGTTTTCTGGTAATATAAGAACTATCTAAGACATTCATCGATGCCACATAATCATTTGCCAGTCTGACTCTCAAACCAGGATTATCAGACTCGTTTAAAGTTGGAATTACAACATTTATACCAGATAATGGATTAGAACTTGTCGTATTATTCACACTACCATCACAGACACCAGGTACATCTGGAACTGGGTCAAGACCTATTTCGGTTTGATCGACAGATGTAACTCTGTTAAATGTAGGATCATTTTGACCTGCTGTTCCGTATGAAATAATATCACCAATCTTTACCTGACTTCTAAAATCAGCAACTTGAGGAGACTTTAATGTGTTACCACCACTTATAGTAAATTCGATACTTTCGGGAAATGCCTTTTTCTTAGTGTTTAAAACTGTGTTTGCAGCAAATGCTACACCACTAATACCATTAACTGATTTGACAGATTCAATATCATTATCAACTATAGTTTCAATATCATTACCAGAATCAATTCCATTTACAATAATTGGTTCATTAAGTTGAAATTCTCCACTTACATCACGAAGAGTCACTGATGTTCCGTCAGTAACTGCTGAAACTGCGTGTCCAGTAGATCCACTAAATTTTCCTTTTACAAAAGAATCTTCAGCAATTGTTTCGTTATTTGATAATGTGAGGACAGTGTAAAGTTGAATATCATAAAGTTTTAAATCAAATGCAGTGACTCCAATACCTGCAACTGCTTTTTGGTTATAATCAAAAACTCTGGCATCTCCAATAACAGATCCAGTAGTACCTTTACTGGCACCCAATCTTCGATCTCTTAAGTTTATCTTCGCATCATCACTAAATCCAATTTTTGGCGTTCCTTTTACATGTGTAACTTTAATTGAACTTCCAACTCGAATCGGAACACTTTGGTTATTAAGTGTTTTGGTGGTTCTTGGTTTTAATACATCTAAAGATGTAGTTGATATTTTATCGATCTCATAACCTCTTACAAAAGCTTTTCCTGATGAAATTTGTAAACAAATTGAATCATCACCAGGAGTATTTCCATTTGAAGTTGTTTGTGTGTCAAAATATATTCCTTTATTACCAATTCTGTTATTTAAAGATTCTCTTACTTCAAGAGAAAAAGGTCTTACATAGTAATCACCAGATTCATCATAAGTTCTTCTTGCTAATTCCTCTGCAAATGTATTATATTCTGTTTTTGTTACTATTTCTTCTACTACTCCGTTTTCAACTCTAAAAAGTTCAACAAAATTAGAATCATCATTATCTGTTAAAGATTTTTTATGTAGCACTGTTGAAAGTTTAAATCTATCCGCACCAGGTGCCGATTCATTTGAAAATCCTTTTGCGTTATCATATAAATCAAAATTTACTAATGATGGGCTTACAATTTCTTCTTTAAGTAAAAATCCAACTCTATAACTTGGATTATTTGTGTATTGATCTAATATTACCGTGGAAGTTACATTTTTAACAAAAAATCCTCGAATGAAAAATACTCCCTCACTTACTGAAAGTGCAGATCCAGTGGATGTTGAACTAGAAACAATACATCTTGCAAATTGACCTTCTTCTGCAATACTCGTATTTGCATAGTTTACACTAGAAAGAGTTATAAGATTTTCACCATCAGCAAAAACTTTTGTTTCTCCGTCAGTTCCCGATTTTGTATATTTGACATACAAAGTATCAAATCCATCAATTGATTCTGAAGATGTTAATCTATTAACCACAGTTGCTTCAACACCTGTAGTTTCACCTTTTATTTCAACTTTATTATTTGCTAAAATGTCTGTATATAAACTAACTGGAACATTTAAAAAATTTGGATCTATTTTTACTGCTGTATACTGTGGATCATATGTTATTCCACCAGGAATAACCATGGATCCCTCTTTAAAGAAATGTTGTCCAAATTTTTCAACTTGATCTTGAAGAATTGTTTGTAGAGTCGTTAATTCTCTAGCCTGAACTGGGAATCCTGGTTTAAATAAAACTTTGTGATAGTTTTTACTATCAACAAAATCATCAAAATATGGGGAGACGTTTAAATTAGTATTTTGTGGCATCTTTTTAGAACTCTATGACGATTTTTACTTCTTCTTTTTGTGAATCTGTTCTTGTTATCGGTGCTCGATTGTCAACATAGATGATATCTCCAGAGTATTTTTTAACATCTGGATTTGCCTTTCCGTTAACAAATGTTTGACCTAAACTTTGATTCTTACCAGTTGCTATAACAGCAGAATCACCGTTAAAAGTAGTATCAACAACTAATGACTCTGCCAAAGCAGAAGAATTGATTGTAGTATTAACTGAACTTGAATCGAAATCTAACTGCTTATAAGAATAAGTAGAAAGTGTTGAAAATCCAACAGGTTGATAATACTTAAGAACTCCAGTGGTTGAATCCCAAGAAGCAACATAACCAACTGCGGTTGAACCAACTCCAACTGTTTGAGTTATTAATCCATTAGTTGGATAAGTTACGTCTGAAAGTGATATGGAAGAACCTTCAGCAGGTTTTAACTTTAATGCACTCAAATTGGTTGCAGTCGTATTATTTAGAAGACCAGTTCCACTGAACTGAAGAGGATTTCTAACTAATCCAACACGAGAAAAATCATTACCAATAACATAATCAGGTGCATCATCAATATTATTATCAAATTTAGAATATAACATAACTCTGAATCCACCTAATTCACGATATATATCAGCACCGTGACCTCCTTTTGGTGGGATTACCACTTCAAAATTAACACCACTTCCTACATTGAGTTCTTTTTCTTCACCATAAGTTCCATTAGCCCATTTAACTGAAGCATAAGTATAACCAGTTCCACCAACAACAGATTCTATATTTTTTACTTCTCCCTTTGAAACTCTTACTGTAATTGATCCACCATCTCCATCACCAACAAGTTTGATACCTGAAATAGAATTATCATCTAATGAGTCATTAACTTGTACACCACTACCTCCATTTGTGATGACCACGGTTTGAATCTCTCCTTCAACAGCAGCGTCTTTAACAGATGCTGTTGAGGTATCTCCCCAAACTTGTGGAAGTGGTATGTATTTTGTTGTTACAAATTTAACTATATCGACTGGTGAAATAGTATAAAGATACTTCCACAAATAACCATCAGACCCATTACCAGCTATTTGAGGGGCATTGCTAATGTGAGTAGGTTCAGCTGTTGATTTTTGTCCTGTAGGGTTATCTGGGCCTGCTCCATTATTAATACAAATATAAACCCTAAACTCTGAGTTGATCACATAATAATTTGAATCATAAAGGGATGTTGACTTAGAATTAGGAGTTAAATTTGGAGGGGTATAATCATTTTTTGCTGAATAGTTATTCCGATACATCTCGTATACGGTTCCAGTTTGCCAATTTTTTCTTGGAATAACTCTTCTAACATCATTTGAAGTTACTTTTTTTAAAAAAAGCATACTACCATAATAAAAATCTTCCTGAGAAAATGAATCTACAGGATCTGGCACTAAAGATGGCCAGTTAGTAGATCCATAATTTGGAATTTCTGTATTCTGAGGATTTGGGTGTCCCAAAAAAGTATAGAAATTATTATTTCCAGATTCACCAATACCTACAAAACTGTCTACAAAAGTTTCTGCATTTAATATTCGATATTGGTCAGTGATTATTGCGGGCATTGATACTTACATTTTTGATTATTTATACCAGTTATGCAGAATAAGAAGTTGTTATGGGTAAAGTCCTTATGACTTGAGCTGATGTCTCAATTCCAAGAATACCGTTTTGATTATGAAAAGTAAATGATTTTGCATTGTTACCTCTAGTTACACTTATTGCACCCCAACTATAATTTCCAGATTTAAAGTATGTAGATAAACCTATGTTGTTGGGATTAGTGTTTATACCTGCGATTGAATTTACATTTGCAAAAACTCTCAACATTTTTGATCCAACAGGTATGATATGTTCAGCATGATACACATTATCAAGGAAACTATTTCCAATACTAACAGTTTCTGGGCCAGAGGATGTATTTCTAATTGCAGTCACCCCATCTCCAATAAATGTATTTTTAATTACAAAATAATCACCAGTGTTGATTCCTGATCTTGACCTTTTTGTTATTTTTTGTGTTCCAGCTGGGAATCCGTCTGGGTCATATATTGTTGGGTCTGGTTCAATCTCAAAAAATATTGCAGGCCCAGTCGTATTGATACCAGTTGCACTAAGTCCAATTCCTGTAATAATTCCAAAATCTCCAGTAACTCCCACCTCTTCAATATTTTCAACAACAGATGTACTCCCCATACCAACGATGCTTATATCATTTAAAGTTTGATCTATGGCATCAATTTTTTCAAATGACCATGCGTCTTTTACGTATATTCTTCCATCAGATGGACTGATAGATTTTATAATTCCTGTTGTTGGTGTTATTTTTGCTGTTAAATAATTTCTTTCTTTAGATATGTGCTCACCATCAATGATTAAATCCTTTGTCTGTTTTCTCCACATTGTTGGTCTTCTAAAGGCAGCATCAGTGGATATTCCAACTCCAGAATAAGTAGTAGTTTCAACAGTGTCTGCAGCGATTAATTCATATACTGTCCTATTATTTTGTTCAAGTTCGCTTTGATTTATTTCTAAATCTCTAAAATATTGTAATCTTAACTCATCACCTGGTTTTATCGTTTCATCCACTTCAACTTGTTTAAAATCAAGATCAGATCCAGTGTAAAAATATATTTTAAATTTACTACCTGGTTTTGGAGCTTCTTTGAATAACATTCTTGTTCCACTTTCAAACTCAAAATCTTTGTCTGGTATTTGTAATACATCGTTAATAAACATTAAAAAATTATTTTTTAATATAATTCCTGAACCTTCTTGGGCAACTATACTATAATATTCTTTTTCTTCTCCAGCTTTTGTTCGAGTAAGTAGAAATGATTTTCTAGATCCATTAAATTGTACACTAAAATCATCAAGTTCAAGTAATTGACCAAAACACCATCCTGAAAATTTATCTTGAAACTTACTTGTTACAGTAATATTAAAAGCACTAGTTCCTATTCCAACTAATGGTAATGTAGTTAATTGTAGATTATCTCCAATTTCATAACCAATTCCACGATTTGACATATCAAATGATACAATACTACCGCCAGTTCCAACAACAACATCCATGGTAGCTCCAGATCCATTACCACCAAATAAAGGTATGTCTTTATATGGACTTGGAGGTTCTGCTGTGACAAAATTTAGACCAGTAGATATACCAGTGTTAGTATAACCAGTTCCTGGATTTACAATAGTTACTGATGTTACTACACCTGCTGTAACAGAAGCAGTTATCACAGCGTCAACTCCACCACCAAGTCCAACATCAAGAGTTATTGTGTTCGTAGTGAACGCCATAATTTCTAATGTTTTTCCAGAAGCTGGATCAGTTGATCTTGGATAAGGATGGTCTGATGTATAATTATCTTTAGAACACCTAAAAACAAGTGAATTGTTATCAAGAGTAACCGTATTTTCAGAGGTTAATCCATGATTAGGGATTGTTAATGTTAAAAATCCAGTTTTGGAAATATAAGTTGCATTCGTTGGAGTTAATTGAGACCCACCTGTAACATTAACAGAACCAGAATTGGATGATACGAATATATGTCTATAATGTCTTTTAGGAGTTACAACGGAAATTAAAGGAGGAGTTAAATAACCAGAACCCCCACTTGCTATGCCTACAGACTGTATTGTTCCCCCTACTGATACAACTGCACTTAATAATGCTTTCCTTGGAGGTTGATATCCAATTCCAGTTTTAACATCAAATTCATTTATAATTCCACCTTTAGGTAAATCTTTATTTCCTGCAATTCCAGTAAAATCAATTGTTTGTCCACTCCCAACAAGTGAATAATCTGATCTAAGAATACTACCAGATTCTTTTAAGAAAGGTTTTTGGAATATATTATTAATTAAAAACGCACCAAAACTGTCTTCAATTCCAGATGCATCAACACCGTTTGATGTTAAATTAAATTTATCAGTAGATCCATCAAATCTATCTGATATATCATCAATAATAGTATTATTATCATAATTTAATCTATAGTATGCTCTACCAGAGAATGTAGATCTTGTAGTCATTGCATCTGGGATGGAAACTACCTTTGGTGGATCCCCTTCTAATCTTGAACCAGCAAGAGTACCAAATCCTACAGGGCCATAAGGTGCTTCGGAAAAATATATTTTTCCTTCATTAACTCTGTAATCCCCTCTAACTACCGTTACTGCTGCACCAACAGTATGTGCTGCAGCTACTGTTCCCATTTCTCCCCTTACAACATTTAATGAATTTGTAGATCCAACACCTACTAAATTTACTTTAATTATTTCATCCTCTATTTTAAGTAATGATTTACCTAAAATTTCTGAAATATCATTTAAAAGTATAACATTATTAGATGCTCCAAGTGCGGTTGATAATCCTACAGATATTATAGTTGAAATACCTATAGGACTTTGAATTATATTATCAATAGTAATTAAAGATCTAATCGTTGCATCTTCTGAAGGCACCGAAAGAGTATTCGTGCTACCAATACCAACTACATTAGTAAATGAAACTGCAATTCCTGAAGTTGCAAGACTAGCAGCAATTCCTATTTGAATTGTATTGGAATCTACCTTAATTGCAAAAATTTCAGATGGTAATATTGTTGTTGCAGCAACACCAGCATTCGCATCTGATGTCTCTGCAATTCCAATAGATGATTGACCAGTTTCGGGTTTATATATTAATTTTTCACCACTATAAAAATTATGCTCATTAATAGTTAATGTATGATTTACTGTGTTTATACCAGCAGGATTAAATTCTCTATGAAATAATGAATTACCATCAATAGTTAAATTGAAATTAGTATCTCCCACAATTTCACCACCGATAGATGTAGTAAATCCTGTAAACTGAGAACCTATATCATCAATTAAAAGAACTTTGTTTGTTATGGATTCATTGTAATTAGTTAAAATTTTAGAATCAAATATGACTAATTTTGATAAAGTTTCATCCTCAGTATCCTCACCAACCATATCATAAAAAAATTGTTCATGAACCGATGCTTCCTGATCAACATTAACTTTAAAATCAATGTCAGCTTCTGCAGTTGGTTTTAAAGATGATAGTGCTGAAGATCCTACACCTAAATTACAAAAATTCTTAAATCCTGCAACATGGTCTAAACTATCGACAGTATCTTTCCAAACAGTAAATGGAACGGGCCCCTTTATTGAGTATGAAAATCTTTGATAATAATTATTATCATGTATTCTTTGTGTTTCTAAATTAAGTTTTCCAGTATCATCTTTCCAACCATTTAAATTATTTGCTGTACTATCTACATTTAAATCAAAATTAAATTTTAATTGGTTAGTTACTGTGCCTTTATTATTACTTACTTCCCCAACAATAATCTGACCAGATTCAAATTCTCCTGTTGTGTCAAATACTTTTAGTGTTTCTGATGATTGATTCCAACCATTTTTTGCTACAGTGCCCGAAATTTCTGTTCCAAACACCTTAACTGTTTCATCATCAATAAAAGATGTCTTTTTGAATATTGGTGTAAATATTGCTAAATCGTCTTTTTTTACAACTCTACCAAAATTATTGTCTTCCTGATATGAACCTCCAGTTTCTCCAAGACCCACTATTGAATAACTAACAGATTCTGCACCACCTGTGGTAACTATTCCAGTAACTGTAAAATATTTGTAATTATAATCACTTGAATTATACCCATCGGCATTATCTGTAATTTTAATATTTTCAACAAATATTTCATCACCTACTTTAAAAGGAAAATCACCAGAATTATTGTAAAAACCACTATCAGGCCCAGATTCTGGTAAAGGTGCTCTTAAATCTAAAGTAACCGTTTTATTAATATCAGTTTTTGCTCCTCTCACAACGATTCCATTTGAATTTACAACTGGTATAATTTTCAAATCTTCTGATAATCCAGTTTCATTAGTTAAAATTTTAACTTCTTCAACTGACGATCCATTTAAAAATGTCTGAGCAATTATTGATGCTTTACCTATAGCCAGTATATTTGGTGCACTTGTGTAATTTTGCCCCCCTGAACTAACTCCAATACTATCAAGAGTTAAAGTATCCTTTAATTTTAAGATTGTATTGCTATCTGCTTTTGGTTTTAAAGTTTTATCAGGTGAAAACTCTAATCCTTGATTGGTAACTTGAGTATTATCAATTCTTCCAATTTCATCTGATTCTACTGATAGAACAGCATTTACTCCAGATGTGGTTTCTATAGATGTTATGGTTGGCAATTCATCAAGATTAATCCCACTACTTAAAACTTTTACTGAATGTATTCCACCAATTTCTCCAGTTGAATTTGTAGAATAGAATGCAGAAGAAAATCCTGAAGAAGTATATGAGTCCACTTCGGCAATACTTTCTGGATTAAAGTTAAATGTAGTACTACCAATTCCAGTAACTACGTGTTCTTTATTAAATATAGAATCAACCACTTTTATTTTAGCATAATCTACAACTCTTTCATCAACTGATAAAAATAAAGTTTTACTATAATTATTTTTTTTACCTTGAATTTTATAGAAAAATTCTTTCTCTATAGAGTCTTTAACTTCAATTCGAATATTACCAGTCTCTTTAGTAATTAAATTTGTGTTATATTTTGATTTAAAGTTTATATCTTTGTAAAAATCTATGTCAAAATCAGTCAAACTTGAATCAGATGTTACAAAATTGATTATATTGTTTTTGTAAAAAGTTAATTTTGGATTTATTTTTGATATTTGATGATTTTGCCCACCAGTTGTTCCAATACTTATATGATTGATTGGAAATACTGATAAATCAAAAGAATTTTCTGCTAACCTAATGGTGTTTATTGAATCTCTAATAACATAGTAAACTCCATCATTAACTAAAGGAGAAGCTGGGGTTGAAGAATTGTAAACTATTAAATCACCTGTTTGGAAATCGTGATTATTAATTTTTATTGTGGAATTATTTGTAGCACCTATTGCAATTGCTGAATCTATGAAAGATAAAGGATTTACAACTAATTTTCCGATGTTTGAATTATACCTTAAATCAAAAGTTTGAACTTTGTTTGATGTAATATGAAGTTTAAATTTATCATTTACTGACAATCCATGTTGTTGGCCTGTAGTTGTTTCAGATAAAACACTTACAGTTCCATCTACTTTTCTTAAAAAACCAGAAATATTATCAGTAATTTTTTCAATTTTATGATCATCTCCAAATTCTTCACGGACATCAACAATAACTTCTTTAAAAAATACTTGATTAGTTTTGAATGAAGATTTTTCAGTGGATAAACCAATAAAATCATTATTTACTTTAGAGCAATAGAGTTTATCAAAAGTTGATAAATCAAAATCATTTAATAAAGTATCATTTTTTGTTGCTTTAATAGTAGATCCTATAGAAACTAATTTAACCTCATCACCATCTTTAAAATCATGATTCGGTAAGTATATTGCCTTTGCTGGAATTGACTTATTAATAGGTGTAGTACCTGCAAATCCTACAACCACATTTGAAGTCGTGGTTCCAATGCCAAGTGACGTATTTCCCTCAAAGTAACTTACTGCAGGTAATTCTATATTTTTATTTTTTATTTTTTTAGAAACAGAGTATGTAAATTCTGTTTGAGATTTTGTAACTATTGTTCCTGCACTGTGAGATGATGTTGAAGTTTGATTATGACCTCTTCTCACTCTATATCTATTGTTTACATCATCATGACCCAATATAAGAAATTGTTCTGCTCCTATTTTAACAACATCATTTACTTCAAATTTTCGAGAAGTAGATGAATCAGAAAAAGTAACAAAAGTTGTAATTCCAGTAGTGCTTAAATTTGAAATACTTGTAGATAAACCAGAACTAACTGTTGATATTCCAATTGTTCTAACACCCTCAATATTTTTATAAAATGTCGAAGATATACCTGAAATTTCAACAACATCTCCAGATAAAAGACCATGTGGGGTAGTTGATATTCCAGTAACTTTTCCATCTATTATAGTAAAGGTAAGATTATCAATTATAGTGCTTGTTGTTCCTACCGAAATTATCTCTTTTCCTACAACTTCTCCTACTTGAGCCAAAACAGTAGGATCATTAAAGTTTAATTTTTCATTTGGTTTATAATTTGATCCTGATTGATTTACAGCAATTCCTGTTATTGTAGATGGTCTAATTGCACTAACTTTAACTTGTGCTTTTGAATTTAAAGAATCTTGAAGTGGAGGATATTTTTTAAAATTATCATTTAAACCTAAATGAGTTACAGTTCTTTTGTAATTATCACTGTTTAAAGTTTCATCTGTTTGTTCACTCTCTGCAAGATAATTAAATGGATCAGTTAAATCACGGTGTGAAAAAGTAATGTAAGGAAATGTTGGATTTTGAGTGGAACTGTCTATGGTAGAAAAATATGCATAAGTTCCTTCAGGAAAATCTGAATTTACTACAAATGTTCCATTATCCTCATCTAAATCGCCACTTTCGTCAAAAATATAATCTTTAATAAAAAATCCATTTTGAAAATTTGGTGGTCTATATTTTCTGGAAACTAAATCATCTTTCCCAACTTCTGAATTTAACTTATAACCAGATTTCATAAAAGTAAAACCTATTCCTGTTTTATTTTTTCCAACTGGGCCATAAATTGGATTACCATCATAAGACCAACCAACAATTTTAGAGTGATTGTCATTAGATTCTATTGTTAGACTTTTATCAATATTATCTCCAAGCAAATATCTATATGTTTTTGGTGGAAAAAATGAACATATTTTATTTCCTTTACTTCCTCTTAATTGTAATAGTTGTCTGTTGTCATCATTTATCGCATGACTATATCTTTTTACTAAATCTATTTTCCAATCATATATTTGAGAATTTATAATTACACCTGAACCAGCAGGAACAACTTTTATCAAAGTGTCATTTAAACTGTAACCTGATCCACCCTCAACTACTATAACATCTGTAATTTTTCCATTTGAAACTACCGATTTTAATTCAGCAAATTGACCAACTGTTCCAGACTCACCATCAATACCTATTACCTCAAGATTTGGTGGAGTTGTATAATTAGTACCACCATCTACAATTTCAACATCACTTATTTTACCATTGATGACTATTGGACGTAAAATTGCATTTTCATCTCCAGTTAATAGTTTTATTTGAGGTTTAAGCACATAATTAACAATATTTGTTACACCATAACCAACTCCACCATCTTCAATAAAAATACTTTTCAAATTTCCATTAATTATGGGTGTAGCAGTTGCTTTGAAGTAATCAGGAATTGCATCTGTTTTTCCAGCAGATACTGTTCCATTAATTTTAAGTTTTATATCTGGATATTTAAATATATGCGTACCAACACCGACGCTGTTTAAATTTACATATACTTTTCTATTATAATTTGTATCTGATATTGTAGTTGCTGTGCCAGCATCACTCAACTTAAATCTATCATCATCAAGAATAGTTACTTTATATGATTTAGTTGTTGATAATCCAGAAATGACTGTACCTTCAGAAATATATTCTACGATATCACCACTTTTAAAATCGTGATTTTGGGCATAGATATAATTATTTTCTGTGTTTATTCCACTAAGTATTTCTGTGGGAGAACGTAGTATTTTTATTTTACCCCCACCTTTTTGTTCTTTTTTTGAAGTTGATTGAAAAAAACTACTTAATTCTTGAGGAAAAATATTACTCCTTACAGAAATTTGGTGTTTATCATATTCTGTTCCAGAATTATTAACAATTATTCTATCAATAATTTTTCTTATTTTTTTAGATACAAAGGTGTGAGTTTGATTTCCATCGTCATTAAATTCTATCAAATTTGTTTTAGTTATTGCTCTTTTTTCAGTTATTGCCAATCTAAAAGAACTTTTGTCAATTTTTGCAACAAAGTATGTTGTACCAGACAATAACCTATCTGTAGTAAAACCAACACTACCAACAGTGCCTGCAATTCCAATTGGAGTTCCTGCAGCTGAATATCTTACCTCCTCACCATCAGAAAATTTATGTTCTCCTCCATCTGGTAAAAATATTGTATTATTGCCAGTATCAATATTAGATTCATTAAATGTTCTCCTATGAGTAAAACCTCTCATTTTTGCTTCACAAATTGCTCCAGAACCATTTCCTCCACTTATTTTTACCGAAGGAACATCTAAGTAATCAAATCCTGGATTATCCAAAACTACTTCAGTCAAAGATCCACTAAAATTTGCATTTGCTATACAACCACTTCCATTTTCATCTGATATTGATAATTCAGGAGATTCAATAATATTATACCCATTTCCAGAATTTAAAATTTCAATATCTTTAATTTTTCCATAAAAAATAGCATCATTAGCAATAGGAGAATGATATTCAATGCCATTTAAAGAAACACCGATTGGCCCATAGATGTTAAATTTACCTTCTCTTACTTTTGGAGTTTTGTATATTCTTTTGAAATTATTTTGATTTTTTAATTCTTTACCATCATACAAATCTGCAGGAGTAATCAAAGTAGTGGACGGACTAACAGAATTATTTTCTGTAGTATCTAATGATTCGAAAATATTTGCATATAAATTATCATTACTTATAGCTAACTTAATATTATCAGTGTCAATGACATTTACATAGTAATAACCGCTTAAATTAGATCCTTTAGATGAAGTTGAGGTTAAACCAACATAAACTTTTTCTCCGTTCAAAAATTTATGGTCATGTACATTAAATACTGTTGAAATTCCTGCACTCACAACAGATTTTGATCTATTTGTTGTGTTTGTATAAAATGAGGGGTATCCAGAAAAAGCAATATAAGCATTATTTTCAGAATCTACATATGAATTTTGAATATTTGAAAGAAGTGAGTCGATACCAAAATTTGCAGAGGCAAAATTTAATCTTTTTTTAATTATATAATCACCAGGTTCACCTACTGAAGTGTCAATTTGAAATTGTTTTGAATTATTAACTGCTGTTACTTCCACACTATCTAAAATAGTATGGTTAGTATTTTTAAAGATAACATCTATTCTATCTCCTACTTTTAAAAAATGTTCTGATAAGGTATTAAACGTTTTATATGTAAGGGCATCACTAACATCTGATGGATGCTGAATAACATCAATATATGATATGTTATTGTAAAACCAAGTATTGAATCGATTATTATCTACTGAATATTTTTCTCCTAAATGTTTAACTCGAATGAGTTCATCAATATCAAAAAACTTTGAACTATTAACATTATCAGCAGTTCCCGAAATCGATCCAACCACCCTCATCTGACAAATCTTAGTTAAATCATTATTTTCATATCCATAAATGAAATTCAAATCAATTATTGGATCAGATTCAGTTAAAGTTGTGGTAATACCTGTACATCCAAAAAATTGATTATTTGACTTAGATGTGAACTCTGCTAATCTGTATATATTATCTGCGTCTTTATAGTAAAAATTACCTGTATTTCCAAATCCAATTGTAGAATCCACAGTAATAGTTTCTGTTGTTGAAGCAGTTGTTAATACTTTTGTTTTTGCTGAAACTTTAAATTTATTCTCTATCGTTCCCTTTGAAAAAGATATTTGGTGATATTTTTTATTTCCTAAAAATTTAGTACTTACATTTGAAACGGTTCCACTAGCGGTTGGATTAGTAAATGAATCTTGATATATTTTAACCCCAATTAAATTTAAAGGATCTCCAGAGAGAGATTCAACCACAATGTCGTCAGTTGTGCTCCACTCAGCTTCCGAAGGTATTATCGTTTGATCAAAGGGTTTTATAATATCAACTTCTTCTCCAAATAAAACTTGAAAAAGTATTTTTAATGATGTATCTGTTCCTTTTGAAACGTAAAAATCTCTTGCTCTTGACAAAATATTTTCTATATTTAACCCATAATCAAAACTTCTTCCCTCTAAACCAGGCAAAAAGTGATATCTAAATTTTTTGAAAAATTGATTTAGAAAAATAAAACTTAAATTTATTACTATCGAACTTTCTGCATGAGTAGAAGCATTTGTATTGCTAAATGTTAAAAATTCAGGATTACCAGGACTTTCAATTTCAGATATACCACTAAACCCACGAATGCATCCTGTAAATGAAGTTGCAGTTTTCCCAGTATATGTTATAATTTCTTCATCAATTTTTAATAAACCATACCTATCTGGAAATCCTGTTGTTTCATTTACATTAATTACATCATCGTATGCGTATATTAAAGATGATAATTTAATTGGTAATTCTGGACTTAAAGTTTCTGGTGCATTAACTGTTTGTTTTTTAACTAAAGAAATATCAGAAAGAGTTGATATATTTTTAAAAGATTGAATATTATCAGATATGTAAGTTGTTCCATATTCACGCTCCTCTGACTCATAGTATTGAGTCAAAAATTCCATAAAAAGGGGATTATCAGCCTGTATAAAATCTGGTATTTGACTACCTAAAATATTCGAAATTTTTACTTTTTTATCAGACATCTGTTATCTTGTATATTTTCTGTTACTAATAAAACTGGATGGTGGCATATAATTAGTTCCTGATATATTTGATCCAGAAACAAGAACATCTTCCAGTAAAGTTAATTTACTATTTCCTGTAGTATCTAGCACAATATAAAGATTCTCTTTTGCAACAATATCATTAGATTCTGGAGTGATTTCAATTTCAATTCTATTTGAAAGAGTTGTCGATGTAAGTGTTAGTGGAAATAATATTACTTCACCCTTAATGTAATCAACGGTGCCTGCATTATTATTAACATATTTTATGACCCCATCAATAAATGTGAAAAATTTGATAACTCCTGTCGATTGGTCATTATTTGGTAAATCTGTTAAATATAGATCACCATCAACTCCATCAATTCTGAATGCAGAGGAACGAATATTAAATCCCTCCAAATCCATGTGAAATCTATTTCCATAACAAATTTCATAAGTTGCAATTTGATTAATTAAAGGGACTAAATTTCTTCTCATTACAAGGGTAGTGATATTTGAGGTAATTCCAGTATCAACTTTATCAATTTGAGACAATAATTTACTATATTTTAATCTTCCACCAAAAGAATTGATATCAGCTGATTTTGCGTAACTCTCAATTTCTGCTATTATTCTGGATTGCAAGTTTAATTTATCATCAACAAATCCAGAATCATATGAGACGGTTGAGTTAAATTCAACATACAAATATTTTAAATCAAGAAATTCTTGTTTAATTCCAGCCACCGTATATTTTTTTAAGTCATTTTTAATTAAATCTTTAGTGATATCAGATATAAATTCACCATATTTTGGTTTTACAGTGATAAAAACTTTTCCATATTCTGGTGGATCAAGTTCTTCTCCACCGTAAGCAGAAACAGAATCTATATTTGGATATAAAAACGGTATCAAACTTTGATAGTCATTTGGTGTAACTGCTCTATATTGTGATGCATAGACTCTTGGAGCAAGGTATTTAACGTTATCTATAGATTCTATCGAATCACCGTTTTCAGACCTCTGTATGGTTGTTAGAAGCGATATACCACTTGTAATAGCAGAACCATTACTATCTGTTAGTTTTCCAGCAAAAGTGAAATTTGCAGCACCATTTCCATTTTCTCCATTCGTGGTTATGTAAGTGACTGTAATATCTCCTCCATTAGGTGGTTTTTTTCCTAAAACGCCATCTCCGAAAAGAACCTGATATTTTTCATCATTAATTTCTTGAACTAAAAATAATCTTGATTCAGAATTAACATCAAAAATATTTGTATATGCATTGTATTTTTCTGTTACTTGTTGATCTTTAGGGGTTTGAGTAATAGGATCATTATATATGATATTATTTTTAACCTCTACACGAATTGAAGACGTATCAATATTTGAATTTGGTAAAATAAATTTTTGCTGTTGAGAATTATCAATATTTGCAAAAGTTTTTGTTAGAAAATTTCCTTCATAAATGGGAATATTTTGAAAAATAGCAACTCCATTACTATTTGTAGTTCCTGTAATATCATCAGGTATGGAAAATACATAATTTCCACCTTGAACTGCACCCAATGCAACTACTCCTTTGTTTAGGATAACACTGCTTGCGGTTGTATTGACACTAAAACTAATAATTGCAGTTGCAGATTTACTTGATCTTGGTACATAACCAATATTTCTTGCTAAAGAAACGACATTTTCACGTACAGTAGCACTATCAATAAAAGATTCATTGACAGCCATGCTTGTATTATAAGCATTAATATATGAATTATAAGCTAAAGTGTCTATTAAAATTGAAAAATTAGATCCTTCAAAGTCAAAATCAGTAAAATTTGAATTTGATCTTAGATAATCTTTAATTTGATTTCTTAAACTATTAAAATCAAGATTAGTAAACTGTGAAAATGGCATTATATTCTAGTCGGTTGAAGTAAAAATTCGATATTTTGTGTCGGAAATGGTAGTCCTACAATTTCATACTCAATTCTTATCTGTAATTCATAGGAATCTATTAAAGATTCAACAATAACGTTTCTCAATAATACTCTTGGTTCAAAATTTTTGATTAAAGTCTCAATTTCTCTCTGAATAAATGAAGAAATATCGTTTAAATTTGTTTCAAATAGAGAATCCTCGATTGATGTACCCAATAAGTCATTAAAAAATCTCTCATTTATACGTGTTCGGCATAAATTAACTACTGATTTCTTAATTGCATCCTCATTTCTCAACACAGTCACATCATTTGTGACAGGATGACGGTTAAATGACAAACTAATGTCTTTAAATGCACGAGAAATTTTAACTACCATTCAATTTGATATATTTTTCCTAATATATCTATAAGGGTTTTTAAGATATAGATCTATTTATTAGCCTTCCTTCAAAAATTCGGGTTTTTCTTCCTCTTCTTCCTTGTAATAACCATCACCATCGTACTCACTAATCAGTTTTTTACCACTTTTTATGAATTCTTGTGATTTATCCATTTTGATGACCATTTTTTTCTCCATTTTGATTTTATTTATCCTAATTCGGATTCATTTTCAATATTTTTGCGTTCTTTTGCAGTTTTCCAGAAATAATTCTCTTCTGAACCCAATCCATCACGATCATGACCGTTTTCCACCTGATAATACACGGTTGAAACCTTAAAATCGGGAATCTTAGGTGTCTCAGGAGTGATACTATTGTCATAAATTCTCATTCTGTTGTTTGGATAGAGACAAAACTGCCCATTATCGAGTTCTAAGAGGTTATGACTCTTATGTTCAGCTGGTTGTTCGCTTGTAGAGTAGTCAATTGCGTCTACATCTTGATGATAGTTGTCTAAAGTGCAAATATAAGTGCCTGTTTGCGTTCCAAAGTCCCTTGTCATCACTTCATAGTGCATTGAACCGATAAACTGCTTCTGTACTGCTACAACCCCGTAGTCCATACAGTTCCAAAACTGTAGATTATGTAAGGTCATGTCTGGTTTTGGTGTCTCTGGGTCGGTTGTGAAGGCAGAGATGGGCAATTTATCAAACATTGCAGCATACTCAGGTAAGTATGTCTCAAAATAAAAGGCACGACCTGGTATACTCTTCGCAGACACCCATACTCCCTTTACAAACTCACCATGACCACTCTTGTGGTCGGTTAGATACTCTTTTCTTACCCATACCTCATAGGAGGGTAAATTTGCAATTAAACAAGCCATTTTTAGATGTGATGATAAACTTCAACGTAAGATTCGCACTTCGGACAAGTAAAAGTGGAAAAGAAGTCGTATTCTGACTCCTCACCATCATTTATATCCTCCATCGAGTGATCTGCACCCCAGATCAATTCAGTTCCACAATGCCAACAATTCATTAGTTCTCCCACTTACCTTTTGTTTCCCATTCGATATACTCTTTATTTCTTTGCTCTATGTAATCCCAAAACCAAGCATTTGGATCATTTGCATCTGCTACAGGTCTTGGTTCTAATTCTTTTATCTTCTTTTCAAACTCATCTGCAATAATCCAATCCAACTGTTTTATAACCTGTCCTGTGAGTTGATTCTCAAATCCAGGACTCTTCATATACAAAAAGACAAAGAAACCTGATATAAAGGTGGCAAGAGACGTTCCAAGAGCAAAGACAGCAATAAACCGAGTTCGAATACGACTCGGTGTTCTTTGAAACTCGACACTTTTATCAAACATCATTTGCCTTGACCTCTGTATCTCTTCTTTGCCCCGTTACGACTCGTAGCAGAGTACTTACTATGCTTTCCTTTTCCTTGTCTTGTCTTCTTGGGACGGGTTTCAATTAATGAATCACCCATACTGAATCTCATTGCCATAAATTAAACTCCTAAACTTTAACGACGATTTTTGAACTTTGACGACGATTTTTTTACCGCCACTTTGAGGGATATTTCTTGATACTCTCTAACTTCTCACTCTCAATGATATCAGATTCATCAGCATTCTGATGGTGTGTGACCTCCTTGAGAGTCTTGAGGTATTCAAGAACGTGCTCTCGAATCTCCATCAACTGATCATAACAACCCTGATTATGTGCACAACCTCTCAGATTGTGGTCAGGCTTTAGTACTGACTCTGTGAATAAGTCTAAAGCCCTTTGATACTTCTGAGAAGGTGACTCAGATTGGTCGATTGAATTCTGATCGTGCATTGTAATCTCCTAAATGACTCTGGTTTTCTCATGCCCAACTCGAATGAGTGGATCGCACCAGATCTCAAAACCTGCTTCAATTGCATCCAGACAGAAGGATACGTCCTCTCCACACATGTCCTGTACCTCTCCAGACTCGAATACCTGCATCTTCGGTGCAAACCAAGGGTATTTCATTTCGGCATGCTCAAACACTCCATTCTTGATGAGTACCCAACCGAATCCTGTGTAATCACAGACAAACGGTTTTCTTCTCTTACTCATGGTTTCGAGAGTCTCATGATTCATGACTCCACCGTTATTACGGAAGTCACCCTCCTCTAACCAGTGAGCAATTGAAGTTGTTTTCCCATCCTCTGTACAATACCAACCAGCAACAATCTCTCTTTCTTTCTCTGGATCAATAATGATCTGCTTACCAACTATCTGAGTCATCACTTTACCATCTTTATCAAGTTTATCTGTACCATCTGCATTCTTTACAGGTTGTGAGACATCCTCGTAACTTCTTGCCTCTGTTGGTATTGCGTTGTGAATCAATCTGTAGAACTTCTCTGTATCAAACATGATATCAGAGTCAATCCATAACTGATAGTCATACTTGAGATTTCCATCCCATGGCTTCTGATCTGGCCCTCGTAGTACGTTTGCACCAAGACACTTGCATCTGGCAAAGTTCACCATACTACTGTAGTCCTGTGAGATCTGAATCGATGCACCACTCTGTACCAGATCAAAGCAAA